CAGTACTATTTATTGTGCTTCTGGTTTCTTCTTCTTACCAATGTTGTACTTACTCTCAAGAACCCAATCGCCCTTATCCTTATAAGAAAGAACTTTAATTTGATTCAGAGGAGCAACATCAGTCACCGAATCTGGTTTGGTGATTGTGATTAGACCCCAATCAGAGAGAAGATTAATAATTCTATTACGTCTCTGAACATCATTCACGGTAAGATTTGCATGTTTGCCGTCAAGAGCAAACAACTCTTTAAAGTGAACGATATAATATTTGCCCTGTTTATGAAGAATGTGACAGGACTGGTAAATTTTCTTTTCTTTGCGTGAGGCGACCCCAATACGGGTGAGCGTTTCACGGACTTTCAGAAAATCATCTGGTTCATTTAGAACCACTTCAACCATTTGATCTTGTGACCAACTGACTTCAGGTTCAACGAAGGTACTCATCTTTTGCCTCCAACATCAAGTTTCGATTTGATATGATTAATTTGATCTTTGGTAAGAATCTTCAACGCTTGTTGAGCCTTTTCATTACTATAACCATAGTACGATTTAACTGCATCAAGATCTTGAATTTTCTCTTTTTTAAGCCACGGAGAAAATCTCTTCCGTTTCCTCACACTATTTAGTAAAAAATCATATTGAAGTTTTGTCGGCAACTGATGACTCATGTTCATCTCATTTGCAAACATGATGGTATCAACAAAACCAGAAAGACACTTATTAATAATAAATGCTGGATATTTCTTTTCCCATGTTGGATCAGACTCATCCATCAAATACTCTTTTGAGAAGTTGATGGAGTTTAGATAATCTTTCAGTTCGTAACTCATCGGATAATATCAATAGAATCGGGGTTCTTGTTCCAAGTCTCCAGTTCTGTACGTAAACGACCATCAGACTTGAGACTTTCATAACGATTGGAAGCCTTTTTCTTCCACCAGTTGACTAAGTTATCAAAATGAAACTTGTCATAGTTTTGTCCAGGACGCAAGATTTCTTCTTGTCCAAGAATTACTTCACGAGAGTTCTCGAAACCATAATCAGAAATATAGAATCGTTTCTGTTCAGTCAGATTTTTTGCATTTGCAATCGCAGTCTGGAACTCCACAACCTTTTGAGAAGGTAAGCTTTTCTTGATGATTGAGATCATCTTTTGTTGAGTCTTGAGTTTCCGACTCGATGCGTCTTCCTTCACCAGACCCTGATTGTTGTTCCTCGCTATAAACCATTTGTTTAACTCCTGAAAGATTTCATCATGGAGCAGAGGGGTAAAGTCACTTTGAGTCAGTCCCTTATACCTCATATAAGGTTTCAAACCATCATACTGAGATGAAGATTTGGTGGAACCATAAAGAGAAGTTGTCTCAAAGGAACAAATATCTGATCCATACTTCTTATTTAATGTCTCACGAGCAGTATGAGAACAACACAGAAGTGCAAGAAGTTTTCCTCCCAGATAATTAAATCCAAAAGGTTGAGTAGGGACAATAATGAATCCCATAATGACGTGACGATTAAACCTAGACAACTCGGGAGTTTGTCCAAGCCAATCATTACGTGGTTTAGAGTTGATAGTTGGAGAACCAAACCGACAGAATCCAACAATCTTGTCTGTATTGGTTTCCTTAACAACCCACTTTAAAGACTTACCAGGAATGCAATCCTCGATTGCATGAGATGTCGTAATCTGCAACCGTTCGTTGAAATATTCATTGGTAAATCCACCCTTTTCTCCCGCAGGATAAACTTTAAAGTTCATATCCTGTGGGTGCATATCGAACGAATCAAACATATCATCTTCGGGTCCAAGACCAAGAAGAGATGTTTGCATTTGACTCATTCTGTCAAGTTTCACATTACGCAGATATTCATCAATACGTCCCATGTTTGAGAAGTAATCAATGAATTTATCCGCTGCGTAAACAGCATCATCAAGTTCTAGTTGCATATTACCAAATAACTTGTTTTTCTGGTCCGGTAATTATTTTGCTACCGAATATCTCATTATACTTGGATCTTACTTCAGAATCAACCTCAGCAATGTAAACAACAAATTGTTTTGACATTGTTATCTCAGGAGCATTCTTACTGACAACAGGACACCAAGGAGCAAATCCCATCCCACCAGT